TACCAACTTGTTCTGGTGACATAGTCTGTTGAAGTTTACCTTCAAAGATTCTAGTCATCTTTTTCATGTGATCGGAGAGTTTGATCACATTACTATTCAAACCTTCACCGTTCTTGTCGGTTAGGCTCTTGATAATTTGTTCGTTGTCCTTTGCCTGAGCTTGCTGTAATTCTTTAACCTGTCTAGTGCTATTTTCTAGACCAGATGAATTCAGCGAGGATGCTTGTCTGGCGATTACTTGTCTCATTGGTTACTCTTCAGTCTTTGTTTTTCTTCTTCTAAGTGCTTGACCAACAAACTAACATAGATTTCTCGTTCGAAAGGCATCATGTCGTCCAACTCTTGTAACGAATATTTATGGTATTGCATCAATGCAAAGTTCGTTTTGTAATAGTTGAACGCACTCTCATGGCAAAGGTTCATTAAAAAAAACTGTTAAGCCCTTCAAGAACCTTATTGTGCTCACGAGAACATACAGGACATTTGTAGTGAACTTTCTGTCTTAGTTTTGGCATAGTTTCGAAGAAGGATTCAATTTTCTCGAACTGCTCGGCTGTCAAATTGTTGACGAATGATTGTAGTTCTTCTTTGCTTTGTTCACTTGCGTGATATACTTCGCTGCTATCATAGATGTAGTCGATACACTCGCATACAATATCAAATACCAAGTCGACCTCTGCGTCTACTCCGTATTTGTCCATAGTATTGATGACGTTCACTGAAGGATACTTCATAACGATACCAACATCGTCAAACAAGTGAATCTTTTGTTCGTGTTTTGGATCTGTTTCTACTTTTAGCTTGGAAAGGTCAATAGTGATTTTCACCTTAGCCTTTTCGTCTTCGCAGACATCGCAACTAAAAATCAGATCAACAGTTTCACCTACAGACTTGGAACGAATCTGGCTAAAGATGTATTCCAAATCGAAGATAGCTAGTTTATCAACATCAATCTTTGATTGAGCGCACGAGCGGATAACACTCTTTAGAGTATCAACCATAACAGCAGCGTCTTCACTCTGTTGCGCTAACAGCAGAGCCTTTTGCTCTTTGACCAAGAATGGTCTGAATTTTAGAGTCTCTTTTGTTGAAGGGACTTCTAAGTTGTATGTTGGGGTGTTTTGTACTGGTAAACCCATAGTATTACTCTCCTTTATTCATATTCTTAATCATCTTTGTCAATTCAGCTGTGCTACCCACAAAGATTGCATTATTATTGGTCACCTTGTTAGCTTTATCAGCTGCCTTTGGTGCGTCAAGTTTCTGCTTTTGCTGGTGTACGTCCATCAACTGTTGGTTTACATCAGCTAGTTGCTTCATAAGGTTACCCACAACTTCAAAAGCACGTGGGTGTTCAGATTGTTTGGCTACCTCAAGCGCATGGTTGAGAGCCTCGTGACCTTTCATTAAAAGGTCGTGTAAATTCTTGCGGGATTGGTCATAATCAGATTCAATCTTTGCGTCACTAGAGTCAGAGACTACAATTTCACCAGTAGATGCGTCAATGATTTCGCCTGACGGTTCAGGCATTTTAGGCACGTCAAAGATATCTGATAATCTATCATCAATTTTCATGTATTGTTCACCAAGTGGATTAAATCATATCGTCAAAATCAACAATTTCTAACCCAGCAGTGCGGATCGCAGTCTGCGCATTATCCCAGTCGTTTTGGAACTGTTGGAAATTGTTGCGGTAAGATTCTGGTATGAGTTGGTTTTCTAAATCTTCTGAACGATCTGTTAACTCTACGTTATTAGATTCTGATCTCCAATATTTGTACTGCATAGTTACCTGCAGTTTCATAACGTCTTTGTTAGCGTAATCCATCTGGATAGGGCTAACTGTTTTTGGATAACACTCATAAGCAGTAACTACGTATACAGAACTGTTTTCTAAATCTTCAACACGGATTTCCATGTCGCTGATGTAGCTGTTGTAGTACTGGAACGTGCGAGTGGTTGGGTCTTGAATAGAAGCCATCCACTCATCAAAGAAAGTCTTAACGTATAAGTTAGTGTCTACGTAGAACGACATCTGAATGTCGCCGTACAACTTTTCATAAGGAACTTCACGGAATTCACCGTATGTTCGGTTCTGAGTAGTTGCTAGGTTTAGACCAGGAAGTTGTATTTGATCGCAGTAAAGAAGAATCTGACGCAACCCATTGAATCGAGTGATGGTTGCTGGCGGATTCATGATAACGCTGAAACGATTGTTTCTAGCCATACCATAGTTCTTAACCTGTGCGATGAATTCGTTTAGTTTTGTGCTCATCTTGCCTGTCTCATAGAGTGTGACCAAACCTGCTCTCTAGTTGCTTTAGTGAACTGTTCGACTGGTAGCATCATAGCTGTAGCCCAGTCATCAGAGTCTACTTTTCTTAGTGGAGAACGAACGTGTTCCATCAGATACTGTTTCACGCATGGTTTAGCTAATGCATAACGAGAGGCACCACCAATAAGTTGCCAAGAGTATTTGATGCGAGTTGTTTCATCCATACGATCGTTAGATGCGAACATCATTAGGCGATCTAGAAGAATCGCACGCATTTGGTATGGAAGATAGTGTAGATTTAACCCAATAAAACCTCCAGGAACTCTGTCCCACGGAAGAACTAACGGGAAACGGTCATAGTATGGCAGTTCTTCTTTGTATTTTGGGTCATATGCGAACATGTACATGAATCCAGGAGTGATCTGTTGGCGAAGTTGTTTAACGTCGCTGTTTAGAACCTTCTGGGGAGTGATGCGCTGACCACGCATCAAGAGAACTTGCTGATTAAACCATGCACGACTCTTCTTGGATGTATCTTCCAAGTTAAATTTGTTCTTTTCGAACACGTCGAGTAAATTAGGGGGTTTAGTAGCCATACAATTATTTAGGCTGTTAGCCCGAGTTCGTGTTCAGTGATAATTTTGAATTCGTATCCTCTATCCTTAGCGTACTCTACTGCAGCCTTCCACTTAGCTTGATTCTTGATGAATGTCATGGATTCTGTAATATATCGCTGCGTGTTTCGTCCAGGATATACTGGTGGTTGAGTTTGTTTGGCTGGTTTGACCTCGATCAAGTAGGTTTTTAACAATCCATCCTTATTTCGGATCTGTATCTTGAAGTCTACGAAGTATCGGTGGATTCTATCGTCAGTAGGGCAACGATACGGTATGATCGTTTCCTCAGAACTCCATTTTACAACTGATGGGTTCTTATCGCACCAAGAAGCGAATCTGGTTTCCCATGAGCTACGCATGACGATGTTTGTAGGATCGCCAGCATATTTTTCAGGAAACAACGGTTTGTAAAGCCTCTTATGGAACATCGAATAAATAGTAGAGTATAAATAACCACAATTTATTTAGGTTAAGGCACTCATGGCGACTGAAGCAATCAATCCTACACGCTACCAGCAAGACAAGTATAAGATCAGAGGGTATACGTATCCAGAAGATCTTATGAGCGACACTTATGGTGGTAACTATGCTATCTTTTACATTAACGTAAACGTAGACTCCAAACTTCTGAAAGAGAACGGTGGAACTGCAGAGATTACGGATGATAAAAGCTACACAAGAGAGCGTGGTCCATTAGTAGCGCAAAATTTAGGTGGTGTTGGAATCACAGCTGCTGGTGTTGGTCAAAACGTAGGTCGTGGTGCAGTTGCTGGTGCTCTAGCCAACAAAGCTAGTGGTAAGAGTTTCTTATCTGGCGCCATTAAAGGTACGGCTGTTGCTGGCGCTCCAGGTGCTATCGGTCTTGGCGCTGCAGCAGCAATTGCTGGCTCTACTAATCGTTCACAGAAACGTCTTGAAACCTCTATCGCCTTACACATCCCTAACCAACTACAGATTCGTTACGGTACTCAGTGGTCTGAAGAAGACACCTCAACTGCTTTGATGCTTCCTCTTCTTGGTGAAGCTGCGCTAAAAGCGCTAGGTAATGCAGCAACTGGCAACTGGGGTGGAGATAGCCCTAACGCTAGATCTATTGGTGAAGGTGCTGCAGCTTATGGTCTTGCTGGTGGTGTTCCAGGAACTAACACTGGTGTAGTATCAGCTGCTACTGGTCTTGCGTTCAACCCTCGTAAAGAACAAGTGTTCAAAGGTGTTGACTTCCGTACATTCCAGTTCGACTATCAATTCTTCCCAAGAAGTTCTACTGAAGCTAGAAACGTACTTGACATTATCCGCATGTTCAAGCTACACATGCACCCAGAGTTCAAAGATACGAATAAGTTCTTGTACATCTATCCTTCTGAGTTTGACATTTCTTATTACACAAACGGTGTAGAAAACACTGCCATCCATAAACACACAAGTTGCGTGTTGACTGAAATGTCCGTCAACTATACTCCTAACGGTCAATTTACGTCATTCCCTGACGGTACACCTACTCAGATTAACCTTCAACTGACATTCCGTGAACTTGCTCAGCTGGATAAACCAATGATTCAGAGAGGCATGTAATGTACTTCAATAAATTCCCACAGTTCGTTTATGAGTTTAACGTCGCTGGTAAAACAAAGGCGATGGTTATTACAGACATCACACGAAATGTTCGTTTCCGTAAAGAGATTCTTGGTAACATCGAGTTGTACGATGAGTATGATGTAAAAGACGGAGAAACCCCAGAGATTATTGCAGAGAAGATTTACGGATCTTCAGAGTATCACTGGGTTATCATGTTAGTCAATGAGCGTTTTGATTACCTGTCTGACTTTCCTATGACTTATCAAACTCTACTCAAATATGTAGAAGATAAGTATGGTGTGGGTAATGAAAATGATATTCACCACTACGAAAACTCTAAAGGATTTGTTGTCAACTACGACGACCCAGATGCGACATCGGTTAGCAATTTACAACACGAAGAGCGTGTTAATGAATCTAAACGAAGAATCAAAATCGTATCTCCAGGGCTAATTGCACGTGTGTTGAAACAGTTTGAAGATCTAGTATAATGCCTTCTTCTGATAAATTACGTTTTGCTGGCGATGTAAACATTGACAAGGTAGTTATTACCTCTGTCAACGGATTCTATCAAGATATCGCAAACCAAGTCATCGGTATTCAAATATTCGAGGATATCTTTTCTCCGTTTATCACAGGCTCTTTGGTTATCAAAGATTCTCTTGATCTGCTAAACGTATTTCCATTATCGGGTGAAGAGTATCTTAGCCTTAAAATCACAACACCTTCTTTAACCAAAGGT